GCCAACGCTGCCGAAACCAGGCTGCGGACGCACACGACGACGCTTGCAAGTGAATACGCCAAGCAAGGCAAGCAGTGGGACGTCGAGTTAAGGCAGCGTGCCACCGAGGTGGCGCTGATGAAGGAACTCAACCTCTTTGTCGACTTTACGCCGGAAACGAACTACGGCGGAACGCTTGACGAGAACGGCGAACCAATGGGGGCGCGATGAACGCAATCAAGCTGGATTCTGGCGTCACGTTTTTGCAGGCCGCCGAAGGCGATTCGGCACCGGCTGGCAAGAAGTTTCGCATCGTCGCTTACACCGGCGCACAGATTCGCCAAGGCTGGAGCCGCGAGCCGGTTGTCATCGACATGGCCGGGATGCAGCTGCCGGCGACCGTGCCGGTAGTGGTCGGTCACGACTATGCACTTGGCTCTATCGTTGGGCAGGGTCGCCCGTTCATTGAGGCCGGGCAGATCATCGTTGAGGGCGAGATCCTCGCTGACAACGAGAACGCTCGGCAGGTCGCTGCCCTCGGTGCCGCTGGCTATCAGTTCCAGGCGAGCGTTGGTGCCGACGTCCGCAGGCACCAGAAGATCGACGCTGAAGGCGTCACCACCGTCAACGGCACTGCCCACATTGGGCCAGTGCGAATCGTCAAAGCCTCATCGCTGCGTGAGGTTTCGTTCGTCACCTTGGGCGCTGATGCAGCTACCAGCGTCGCCATTGCCGCCGAAGAGGCGGCAGAGGAGTCAGTCATGGCGGACCACGCCAGCGAGAAGCCCGCCGACGTCATTGAGACGCCGGTGGAAGTCACGGCGAGCGTCGCCGTGGAGACCAAGCCCGAGGTCGATCACGCTTCTGTGATCGCTGCCCTTACCGAGAAAGTCACCAACATGGAAAAGCTGATCGCGACCCGCGACGAGCGGCCCGCCGCCCCGTCGGTGCATGTCGTGGCGAACGTCGCCCCGACTGCCGAAGTGATCGAGGCGAGCTTTGCCCTCCAGGGCGGGCTGCCGAATGTCGAGAAGCAGTACGACGCCAAGACGCTGGAAGCCGCCGCCAAGATTCAGCGGACCAGCAGCCTCGGCGAAGTCCTGCTCTCGGCTGCCGCGGAAGGTGGCTACACCGGCCCTCGCAAGATTTCCGCTGCGACCCTGCGTCCGATCCTCGCTGCGGCGTGGGCGACGCACAGCATCAGCGGCATCCTGTCCAGCACCGTGAACAAGTTCCTTCTCGCCGGCTTCAACGGCGTTGAGGGCTCGTGGCGGTCGATCTCGTCTGTTCGCAGCGTGAACGATTTCCGCAGTGTCACGAGCTATCGTCTCAACGGTGGCATGAAGTTTGAGAAGGTCGCCAACGGCGGCGAACTCAAGAACGCTGCCGTCAGCGACGAGTCGCGGACCATCTCGGCGGACACCTACGGCATCATGACGAGCGTCACTCGCACTGACCTCATCAACGATGACCTCGGTGCTCTGACTGCGGTGCCGCAGCGGATTGGTCGTGGTGGCGCTCTGAAGCTGAACGACGTTTTCTGGACTTCGTTCCAAGACGATTCGTCCTTCTTCACGACTGCCCGTGGTAATAAGAAGACCACGGCGGGTGCGCTGTCGCTGTCCAACCTCAAGGCGATTGCCACGCTGTTCCGAAAGCTCAAGGATGCGGACGGCAACCCGGTTGCGGTTGATCCCCGCATCCTGCTTGTCCCGGCGGACATTGAGCTTGCCGCTGCGGAGATCATGGGATCGTCGCTTCTGGTTGGCGGCTCGTCCGCTGGCCCGGATCGCAACGTGCTTGCCGGTCGGTATCAGGTCGTCTCGACCAGCTACCTGTCCAGCGCCGAGGACTACTACCTGCTTGCTTCGCCGGCCGACCTGCCGGTGATGGAAGTGGCGTTCCTCAACGGCGTGCAGAGCCCGGTGGTGGAGACGGCGGAGGCCGACTTCAACACGCTCGGCGTGCAGATGCGTGGCTACTTTGACTTTGGCGTGTCGAAGGCCGAGTACCTCGCCGGCGTCAAGGCCGACGTTTCGTGATCTGACAAACAGTATCTGACAAACTGTGCCCGCCGGGCGGGAGCCCAAGCCTGCCCGGCGGCATGATTCAACCCAACCCATTTCCAGAGAAAGTAGGTGATCTAATGGCTTCTTCTGTTCAGGGCGACTGCCTCATTGACTACACGCCGTCTGCTGCTGTTGCGGCTGGCGACGTGGTCGTGCTCGCGGACCTCGTGTGCGTTGCGAACCGTCCGATTGCGGCGAATGCCCTTGGTGCTGTCAGCATTGAAGGCGTTCACTCGCTTCCGAAGGCGGCTGCGTCCAGCGGCAAGGCGATCAGCCAGGGCGCTATCGTCTACTGGGACGCAACGGCTGGCAACATCACGACAACTGCCACGGACAACAAGCGTGCTGGCAAGGCGGCAGCTGCGGCTGCGTCGGCTGACACGACCGTGCAGGTGTTGCTGAACCAGGGCTGAACCAGGGCTGAACCGTCCCACTGCAAGCCGCCGGCCCGCGCGTCCATCCTTTCCGCCGGGCCGGCGGTCTTGTAGATAGAGGTGCCAATGTCCGATCTACTCGCCAGCGGTGCGTCTTGGCTCGCCGGCCAGTTGTCGGCGAGTGCGTCGCGGTCTGTTCGCTACGCTCGAGGTGTGGACTACGGCACGGTCAGTGCCACAATTGGTACAAGCCGCTTTGAGTCTCAAGGCACAAGCGGCGTCGTTGAAATGTGGGAGTCTCGGGATTTTGTGATCAAGGCTGGCGCATTGCCTTTCGGCGAGCCGCTGCGGCATGACAAGATCATTGAGACGCTCAACGGAGCAGACGTCACGTATGAGGTGACAAGCCCTCGTGGTGTGCCGGTGTTTCACTACGGCGACCCGTTCCGGCAGACGGTGCGAGTTCACACGATTGCTACGGCAGAGTCCGCTGGTGTCGCCCCGACTCTCAGGCGTCGATTCTGGGGCTCGTTCGCAGCCACGACCATCACTGACCAGCAGATCGTGGCAAGTCTCTCCGGTGACCTCGGGGGCTCTCGGGCACAGTCCCGCACGATCACGGCTGCCACTGCGTACATCTACGTCGTTCTTCCGACGTCCTTTGGCGCGCCGACGTTTTCCGTGTCTGGCCTCACGTCGTCCGCCTGGGAGACAACGCAGCGGACCATCACGTTTACGGGTCAGACGGCCACAAGCTATGGCATCTACCGATCGACCTATGCGATCACGGGCACAGTCGCTCTTACGGTGTCTTGAGCATGGCCAGCATCAAGGGAACAAACGTACTCGCGCCCGTCGTGCCATTCGACACGACAGACTTGCACGCTTCGCACGAGGCGCGGTACGGCAAGGGCGGATACCGCAGCGTCGCGGACATCGCCGAGAGAGACGCCATACCGGCGTTGAGGCGAGAGGCTGGGATGCTGGTGTTGACGCTGTCGGACGGCGTGACGTGGATTCTAGGCAGCAATCTGACGTCATGGACTGACTACAGCGTCGGCGGGTCACAAGGGCCAGCGGGACCGCAGGGCATTCAAGGCGTGCAAGGCCCAGCCGGGCCGGCTGGTGCAGTTGGAGCCACTGGTGCAAAGGGCGACCGAGGCGATGTCGGGCCGGCAGGGCCGCAGGGCGCGCAGGGCGTTGCCGGAGCCGCCGGGGCGAAGGGCGACACTGGCGACGCCGGGCCACAAGGCATTCAAGGCGTTGCGGGTGTCGCGGGAGCGACGGGAGCAACAGGCCCGCAGGGACCAGCAGGCGAGGCTGGAGCTAAGGGTGACACTGGCCTGACAGGGGCAACTGGCCCAACTGGGCCGCAAGGCCCGGCTGGCGACACGGGGGCAACAGGGCCGCAAGGCCCGCAAGGGCCAGTGGGGACCACCGGAGCAACTGGCCCAACTGGGCCGCAAGGACCGGCCGGCAGTGCGGCTTCGGCGACGACGTCCGCGTCCGATCTGACGAGCGGCACGCTTGCTGATGCGCGGCTGTCGGGCAATGTCGTGCTGACAGGGGATAGCAGGCTTAGTGACAGCCGCGCTCCGACAAGCCACGCCAGCACGCACGCAAGCGGCGGCAGTGACCAGGTAACGATTGCCGCCAGCCAGATCACCGGGCTGACGATCAACACACTGTCCAGGACGCTTCAGAGATTTACGCCGCGCGACAACCAGCCACCAGCCAGCGCATTCGCCACGCTCGACACCCGCAACAGCGTGCTAGTCCTAGAGTTCGACGCCGCGGCCGACGAGTCTGCCGTGTTCGTCGGCGTCGTACCAGACAACGTGTCGCTGACGAGCGGGCTACTCGTGAGGCTGTCGTGGATGGCCGACACCGCCACAAGCGGAAACGTCCGCTGGGGCGTGCAGTTCGAGGCCGACGGCACAGACCTTGACTCCGACTCGTTTGACGCTGCGGCTCTCGTCACGTCCGCTGCCAACGGCACGAGCGGCGTCGAGACAATCGCCGAGATCACGATCACGACGATCGACTCGCTTGCCGCAGGGGACCGCTACCGGCTCAAAGTGTACCGCGATGCGGATGACGCAACCAACGATACTATGACCGGCGACGCGCAGCTCGTCGCCGTGGAAGTGCGAGCGGCGTGATGGCATACCAGTTTGTCCGCGCGTCGTCGCAGACCCTACAGGCATCGGCCGCGCCAGCGCAGGGGCATCCGATGACGCTGGCCGCGTGGGTGTATCCATTTGCCACCAATGTCGGGCAGGTCGCGATGTGCGTGTCGGAGACGATCCCGACGCCCGGACACCGTCATGTCATTGGCATCAGTGGCGGCGGTCTGTGGCGGGCGGCGACCCGTGGGGTGGTCGCTGGGACGGGGACAACAGTCAACGCTTTGGGCAGCAGCGCCACAGCTAACGAGTGGACTCACCTAGCGGGCGTGTTCACGTCGTCGAGCAGTAGGTCTGTCTACGCTAACGGAGCTTTGCAGGCCACTGCCACAACAACCATCTCGTCAATAAATTCTTTCACCCGCGCCACCATCGCGGCGGATGTTGACGGCGGCGTAATCGGAGCCTACTGGGGCGGCGCGATCGCAGAGGTCGGCGTGTGGAGTGTCGCGCTCTCTGCGGACGAGGTAGCGGCTCTCGCCAAGGGCGTGACGTGCGGTCAAATCAGACCGCAGTCACTTGTGTACTATGCCCCACTGATCCGCAGCCTCGGTGACGTGGCACGCGGGATTGCGCTGACAAACGTCGGCGACGCCACCGTCGCCGCACACCCGAGGGTCTACGCATGAAGCTCTACATCAGCACGGCCGGCGAAATCCGCGACCTGCCAGACGACCTCATCGCTGCATGGGAGGCCGCCGCAAATCCCAAGTCCGCCGCGTGGACGCTGCTACCTCCGCGCCCATCGGATGCACACGAGTGGATTGGCGGCGCGTGGGTGCTGCCGCCGCAGGCTGTGCCGGAGTCGGTCACCGCACGGCAGATACGCCTGTGGCTTGTGCGGCACGGCGTGTCGCTCGCCCAGGTCGACGCGGCTATCGACGCGATACATGACCAGCAGCAGCGTCAAGAGGTAAGGGTGGAGTGGGACTACGCGCCATACGTTGAGCGGTCTCACCCGTTCTTGGTGCCGCTCGCTGCGGCCCTCGGCTTGAACGAGAGCCAGGTCGACGAGGCGTTCCGCGAGGCGTCCGCGCTCTGATGCCACGCCGAAGGTGCGTGGCGGCATAGCCGGTCAATGCAATCCCTGCATTTGTGACAATGCCAGCCACGAGGAGCCAGCGCCATGCCAGCTACGTTCTCTTTGCTGCCTGGAGAGCTTGACGTCACGTTCGTCGTCGGCGACGAGGTCAACGTCTCCATCAATCTTGGCGTCAACATCACGTCATACACGCTGCAGTCGGCTGTGTATGTCGCAGGCGTTGGCGGCTTCCAGGGCGGCGGCGGCGGAACCGTTTCAACAGTTGGAGCGACTGCGGCCACGCCATCCATTCAAGTCGTGACGGCATCGACCGGAGCGATCATTTGGAGTCTGACCGAGGCGCAGACCGCGGCGCTGAATCCCTCAATTGAATATCTCTGGTATCTGCGCTGGATTACGCCTAGCACGACGATGACTCGCACCATCTTGGCTGGCAACTGTGTCCCAAGGGCACCTGGCGCATGAGCGAAATATCGGTCACAGTCAACGGCTCCACGACGATCAATCCGACCGTTGGCAACGGCGACACGGTCAACGTCACGATTGCGTCAACCGGAGAGCGAGGGCCAACGGGTGCTACTGGGTCTGCCGGCCCTGCGAATACGCTGACGATTGGCACTGTTGCGCAAGGCACTGCCGCCGCGACCATCACTGGAACGGCACCGAATCAAGTGCTCAATCTGGTGTTGCAGAAGGGCGACGCTGGCACGAATATCGAACTTCAGGCGTCAGGCACGCACATTCAGTGGCGGCTCGCTGGCGGCTCGTCGTGGACGAATCTCGTCGCATTGTCTGCGATCACCGGGCCGACAGGAAGCACTGGCGCGGCTGGCGCTGCCGTTGAGCTGCAAGCGAGCGGCACGCATATCCAATGGCGGTACGTCGGCGGATCGTCTTGGACGAACGTCATCGCGTTGTCGGCGCTCGTCGGAGCCACCGGAGCCACGGGGCCGCAAGGGCCGCAAGGGCCAGCCGGCAGCGTGAACCTTGCAGACGAGACGCCACAGCCGCTCGGGTCGGCGTCTGCCGGGACAGCTTTGAGCGCCGCCCGCGCTGACCACGTTCACGCCGTGCCGTCAATTGCGTACTCGTCGCTCACCGGCGTGCCTTCCACGTTCGCTCCTGCGTCGCACACTCAGGCGATTTCTACTGTCACTGGGTTGCAAGACGCGCTGGACGGCAAGCAAGCGGCTGGCACATACGCCACGCTGGTGGGCGGAACCGTACCGAGCAGCCAGCTACCGTCCTACGTTGACGACGTGATTGAGTACGCAAACCTTGCCGGGTTCCCGGCATCTGGCGACACAGGCAAAATCTACGTCGCCCGCGACACCAACAAAATCTACCGCTGGAGCGGCTCGGCGTTCATTGAGATTTCGCCATCGCCAGGCTCGACTGACGGCGTCACCGAGGGCAGTACGAATCTCTACTACACGAACGCTCGAGCTGCTGCTGCTGCTCCTGTGCAGAGCGTGGCCGGCCGCACAGGCACGGTGGCGCTCACGAAGGGTGACGTCGGCCTGGGCAGTGTGGACAACACTGCCGACGCGGCGAAGCCGATCTCGACGGCCATGCAAACCGCCCTTGATGGCAAGGCCGCGACGAGCCATACGCACTCGCTGGCAAACCTGACGCAGTCGTCGGCCACGACGGGGCAGGTGCCGACTTGGAACGGCACTGCGTGGGCTGCGGCAACGCCCAGCGGCGGTGGCGGCGGATCCTACACGCTGCCGACTGCTACAGACACAGTGCTCGGCGGAATTAAGGTCGGCTCGGGCCTCACGATTACTGACGGCGTGCTGGCGGCAACGGGTGGCGGCGGTGGCGGTTCTGGCGAGGACGCTGTGTTGCGTGCGCTGTTCGTGCCGCCAGCGCCCACAAGCGTCACGGCCACGGCTGGCAACGCGCAGGCGGCGGTGTCGTGGACCGCGCCGACGGTTCTGGCACAGACGCCGATCACAGACTATGCGGTGCAGTTCAGCAGCAACAGCGGATCGACTTGGACGACGTTCAGCGACGGCACGTCTACGGCGACTTCAGCGACTGTGACCGGCCTGACCAACGGCACGGCGTATACGTTCCGCGTGGCAGCGGTGAATGGCGTGGGCACTGGAAGCTACTCGACGGCGTCAGCCAGCGTGACGCCGGGCGTTGCCTCCGACCCCTTCTTCTCCTCCGTGGCGCTGCTGCTCCATGCCGACGGCAGCGGGTCGACGTTTGTAGACTCCAGCGGCACGCCGAAGACGATCACTGCATACGGCAACGCAACGCAGTCGGCTACGCAGTCCCGGTGGGGCGGGAAGTCTCTGGCAATGGACGGACAAAACGGCACCTATCTTTCGGTGCCAGCTACTGGGCTGTCGTTCGGCACTGGAGACTTCTGCATCGAAGGCTGGTGGTATTGGCCGTCGCCGTCTGCCTACCAGTATTTCATGGCCTCGGACTCGATGAGCGGCGGATATTTTCAGTGGGCGCTTAACGGCATGGCA